CCCTTATGGGGCTACCCGTCGGTCTAACGATCGTTTGTCCGTGTTAAGGAAGGATGCAGTGGCTACAAATACGATTCGATTCCCTAGAAAGTTCCGTACTTTCGATGGAACGAGTCAGACTCGGGATGCCGCGGAACGTAGTATTTCCGAGTTTTACTCGGTTAATACTGGTTTCAAGGCTTCCCGTCGTCTGCTGCGTGATCCCCGTGCCAGTCGTGAGACTGTACGGAGATTGCGTCGATTCGACTTTGGAGCTCCTTGGAGAAAAACTGAGATTCAGTATCTGGGTAATGCTCCCTACCGGGAATATTACCAGAAATCTGGGCTCAATAAGGATAAAGGAGGGGAAGGACAGTTCGTTCCTTACCCGTTGAATTCTCTTAAGAGTATTCTCCCGGGTTTGGCTGGACTGCCATCTTTTCCTTCTATCGCAAATCCCGTAGGTAACCCATACTTTGATGGTATGAGTGCCTTCGGTTCATCTGCGATTTCGAGGAACATTCCGTACGATTCCTACTCTGAGTTTGGAGTTGCTCTTGGAGAGCTTCTCCCTATCTCTCGTTTGAATCGTGTGGATGTTGATGTTCCCCGTATCCCCTTCTCCGAGATCCGAAAGGTCCTGCGCAATCGTCGCTATGATAGGACGAGTGTTACAGAGCTTTTCGGGGCTGCCGGCTCTGAGTATCTCAATGTTGTCTTCGGTTGGATTCCAACCTTGGGCGACTTGCGAAATACTCTTGAAGCAGTCTCTAACTCAGAGAGGCTCATACGCGGTTTTAATGACCGCTATGGGAAGGAGTTCCATTTCCGCGAGGATAATGAACTCTCCTCTTCGAGTTTTGTCGCTAGTCGGCCGTCATCGGCCGCATATTTCCCTTTGGGGAATTATGGTACAGACATCTTTCAACGAGCCATTGGCCCGATGTCAGTGTCTGGCACTGTGACAGAGCGAGTCTGGTGTTCTGGCGCTTTCCTTTTCTCTGATGCCTATACTCGCAATGCGAGCACAGAATTCAGTGACTGGGTTGCGCGTGCAGACTACCTCCTTGGCATTCGACCTGATGTCGAAAATGCCTGGGAGCTTACGCCGTTTTCCTGGCTCGTCGATTGGCAAGCCAATGTTGGCGATGTTCTAAAGAACGTCTCCTACATTGGCCGCGACGGCCTTGTCCTAAAGTATGCCTATGTGATGCGATCTTTTGTGATCGACGCCACAGTGGTATCTGGTACCATCTACGGAGACGGTTACCAGCCTCGCCAACGCGTCCGTATGGACGTGAAGGCCAGGACTAGGGGCAATCCTTACGGGTTTGGTATCACACCTGAGGCTTTCACGCCTAAACAGTGGTCCATCCTCGGTGCTCTAGGTCTTACCTGGGCACCGGGAGCTATCAATAAGCATTGATAGCAGATAACTTCATAATAACTGAAGAAAGGACATGCTATGGCATTTTCGGATCCCCAGTCCATTACCATTGGGGGCACTGCAATTTCTATGCCCCGAACTGGTTCTGGTCAGTCGGATGGAACGTTTACCTCCAACGACGGACTTACCGTGTTGAAGGTTACCCACAATGGTGGGGGCGGCAAGCGCCACCGTCACATCATCCGTGTGGATGTTGCGAAGGTTGCGGCCGACCCGTTCGATTCGACCCTGAATGCTCGTTATTCGATGTCAGCTCAGCTCCACGTCGATGTTCCCTCTGTGGGTTACACCGTTGCGGAGCAGAAGGCTGTCGTCGATGCACTCGTTGCTTACCTCGCGGCAAGCACCGGTGCTCGAGTCACTCAGCTGCTGGGAGGTGAGAACTAAAGGTTCTCACCATCCGTGGCGTCATGGCTAGGGAAGGTACTACCCCCTACTGAAAGGAGGTGCCTTGAAAAGCCTGACAGTCCTCGTGCTCTCCGTCCTCAAAGAGGTCGGAGAGTGGTGTGCGATCGAGACCGACCGCGATTGCAAAACAATCGCGAGTCGTGTCGAACATGAGGGTGAATCATTTTTAATGATTGTGCTCCCTACCTTCGCTAAATCCTTCGAGCGTTGCTTGGAGGACGGAAGGATGGATCCCAACCACTTTTCTCCTACTTGGAGAATCCGTGGCGGTGCCCCCGTATTTTTACGGGGTTTCCTGGATCTTGTGTTCGACAGTGCAACTGGTGGCATAAGAGACGACGCGTCGATTGACGCCATCCGCGGCATCAGGCAGGTCTGCCTGATGACCGCGAAGGTGAACCTTGATTGCTCTGATGACAGAACAGCCAAGGCGTTCGATGCGTACATCTCGACCGACAAACAGGTGGGAGATTTCACTACTTCTTACAGTGACGTTGATCGTCACCGTTTTGAGTACATGGCTTCTCGCCTCTGGGGTAATCTTCTATCGCGGATCGATTATCGAATCGCCCGCGGTGATGTACTACCCCGACATGGATCCGGGTCAACCGCCAACTCAGTAATCGGTAACCAAAAGTATACCGTTAATGAGTGGACAGATCGACTCGAGCGGGTTTTTCCGTGGTTGGAAAATGCCGCTGCATCCTGGAGTCAATACCAGGATGAGATCACCTATTTGTCCCCGGAGCAGGAGCTACCCGTTAAGGTAATTTCTGTTCCTAAGACGCTAACGACACCTCGAATCATAGCTATGGAACCTAGTTACATGATGTTCATGCAGCAAGGTCTCCTGGAGCTTATGACCGAAGAGACGGAGCGGTATGACCGTTCCAACTCGATCATCTCATCTCGTTCCCAGATGCCTAACCGACATCTGGCTCAAGTAGGGTCGCGTACCAAAGAGTACGCTACACTCGATTTGAGTGAGGCGAGTGACCGTGTCTCACAGTGGCATGTAGATGCTCTACTTGCTCGGGCGCCTCACTTCCGTGAAGCACTCTATGCCTGTAGATCATCCAAGGCCCTGGTCTCCGGCAGAGTTATCACTCTGTCGAAGTTCGCGTCGATGGGTTCTGCTGTCACCTTCCCTTTGGAGGCTCTCGTCTTTTCGACGATTGTTTTCCTTGGGATAGAGGATAGCAGAGGTCGCCACCTTTCCCAGAAGGAGATTAACTCCTTTATGGGACACGTCCGTGTCTACGGGGATGATATTATCATTCCCACTGACACAGCACCTTCTGTGATGGAGGCGCTGGCCCATTATGGGCTGGTTGTCAATACCTCTAAGTCCTTCATAAATGGAAGATTTAGAGAGTCTTGCGGCGGTGAGTACTTCGACGGTATCCCTGTGGGTATCGTCAGAGTACGCCATCCGCTGCCAAAACACAGACGTGAAAGTGAGCGAGTTGCGTCGCTCTCAGCTCTTCGAAACTTGCTTGCCAAGGCCGGTTTCGAAAAGGTAGTTAAGTCTCTCGATGATGTGTTACTACACCTCCTCGATGGACACTACCCCTGGATTGATCTTCCAGATGTAGATGATGATATCAAACACTCTTTGAGTGCAGAGAATCGTCATCTTCTCTCTGGGTCATCTAGGGCTGGGGTGATTGGCCGGTCCGATTGGACCGGTCGGCGTACGGTTTCCCGTATGTGTAGGAAACTCCACCGCGGACAAGTCCGTGGTTTTGTTCTCCACTCGCCTATACCATACAACTCTGTTGATGGTTATGGCGCCCTCCTCAAGTTCTTCTTAAAAAGGTCAGCAGACCCTTTAGAGAAGGACCATCTCACTTTTTCGGGACGTCCGAAGTCCGTCCACCTAAAGCTTCGGTGGGCTTACGTGTCCTAACGGGCACGTAAGTGCGGGAAACCGCAGCGAGAGATTTGGCATCTCTTGCCGAGAGATGCACTGCTGTGC